CGTCCTGGTCGACCCGCACCCGATGGCCGGCGTTCGGGTAGCCCTTGGTGGCGTAGCCGGCGGCACGAGCATTGTGGTGGCATTCGGCGATGAAATGCCGGTGCAGCTCGTCGTCGACAGCCCGGTCGGCGTAGAACTCGAAGCGGAATACGTTGCCGGTGACGCCTTCCTTGACGCGCACATCTGGCCCGCTCGCGTGGACATCCCCCGCCTTGGTCTCATTGTCCGACCGCCTGTCCGTCACCCGTAGTTGGGCGGCCGGCGGGGCAGTCTCGGCCGGCGGCGTCGCGGCCGGTGCCGGCGGCGGCCCGGACTCAGACACGGGGTCGGGTACGTCCTCCGTCGCATCCTCGGCCAATGGATCTTCATCCTGATCCGCCGGGGAAGCCTCGGCGTCCTGTGCGCGAAGCCGCTCGATCAAGTCGTCGGTGGTACCGGCCCCCGACAGGCCGCGCGCCTTGCAAAGCGCCAGAAGCTCGGGGCGGGTACGGGTGGTGTAGTCGTCCATCGGGGTCCTCTCGTCCTGCATGCAGCATCTCATGCCGCCACGTGGGTGAGCACGCGTGAAGCAACATGCGCGGGGGGTCGGGTTGGTTGGCTGGTCAACACGGTCACGGTGGCCACGTGCGTGAACACGTGCTGGATCGGGGCACCCGCCTGCCCGGGAATGGTCGCATCCTCGGCCGCCGCCGACACGACGGCCACCTGCGCGGATGCCTGCGCGCTGCTGGACGTGTCCACGGTGGCGTCGTTGGCAACACCGGTACCGGCGGTCGCCTCGGCGTTGACGGCGATCGCAGGCGTGATGTCGTGGGCGGCCACCGTGCCAGCGGCAAGCTCGGCGGGCACCGCCAGTGTGATGGTGGCGTCGCCTGCGGCGGCGGTCACGGCGGCGTGCTCGACCACCGTGGCCACGGTGGTGGTGGCATCCCCGGCGGCGGCGGTCGCCTGCGCTGAGCCGGCGTCGGCGTTGGTGAACGTGCCGGTGACCACCGTCGCGTCGGCGGCTGCCGCCCCCACCGTCGCGACGTCGACCACCGGGGCGGTCTTGGTGGTGGCATCCTGTGCGGCTGCGGTAACGGTCACCCCGGCGGATGGACCGATCGAGGCGGCAACATCCCCCGCCGTGCCGGTCAGCTCGATCGGGTTGTCGGCGATCAAGTCCAGGCTGACGCTGCCGCCGGTGGTGTCAAACAGCGCCTCGGCGTTGACCAGTGCTACTTCGGCGCTGGCGACCACGATGCCGGAGGTGGTGGCGTCGTGGGCGGCCCCCACTGCGGCGGCGTGCTCGACGGACGGCGCGACGCCGGCCGCAGGGTCGACTGCGGCGGCCGTGGCGCTGGCCGCCTCGGCGTTGGCGACGGCTCCCGTGACGACGGTCGAGTCCTCAGCGGTCGCCGTCGCTGCCGCGTGTTCGACGTTGGTGACAATGGTCGTGGTGGTGCCGTGGGCTGCCGCGCCCGCAGCGGCCACCTCGGCCGCGCCCACGACGGTGGTGACGGCCGTGGCGTCGTGGGCGGCGGCCCCGACGGTGACCGCCTCCGCGCTGGCAGACACTTTTGTCGTGGCGTCGTTGGCCGCTGCGGTGATCGCGACATGCTCGGAGGTTGGGGCAACGGCCGTGGTGGCGTTGTTGGCGGCGGCGGTGATCGCGACGTTTTCGGCGTTGGCGTTGGTCGCCGAACCGCTCGACGGGTTGATTTCGGCATAGACGTAATTCCAGGTCGTCGATGTCGGGGAGGTGAGCCCCATCGAGATCGTCGAACCAGAAGTGGTGGGTGTCGTCTGCCGCAACGTCGCGCAGTTGATGCTCGATGCCACCTGCGCCGAGTCCACAATCGTGGTACCACTTGCGGCGGTGAATGTGGAGCTTGCGGTATCCCAGTCGGAGACTGAGGCGAAGCCCATCGAATCGTTGATGGTGGACGTGTAGGAGAGGTTGTCGAGGCCGCCGCCAGTGTCGGAGCCTTCACCGGACGCACCGATCGGGTCGGCGGTGTCGGCACCGGTCAACACCACCACCTTGAGGCGGGCGTGCCGGTCGCCGGAGGCGGTCTGGGTGGTGACGGTGACCGTCATTGACCCTTGGCCATTGGCGGGCACGGCCCACCACATCGCGCATTGGCCTTCCCGGCCGCCCGAGTCGGCCTCGTTGCGCCAGTTGACCAGATTCCAGGTCAGGTCTGGTGTGTTGGAGTCGGCGATGGTGGGTGCACCGGCTGGCGCCGATGTGGTCGTGTTGCCCTGCCAGCAGGCGAGGATGACGGATCCGTCAGGCGGGTCGAACGAGGCTGAGGTGACGGTGGCTGTAGCACCGTTGGTTTGCGAGGCGCCCGCCGGGGTTGAGCCGTCGACTGCGATGGCCACAGGAACCCCCTAACCCGCGTAGTCGGTGTCGGAAACCCACCCGGTCAGGTCCTCCCAATCGGTGACCTCACCACCGTTGGGTAGCCAGAACTTCCCGTCGGCAGACGGATCGCCGTTGCCGCCGTACCGCCATCGGTTGCGCCGCCACGTCGAGCCGGATGCCTGGCCGGGCCACGTGTTCTTGTAGGGGCCGAAGTTGGGCAGCGGTGATGCGGTGGTGAACACGTTGTCGGTGAATGTGATGTTGGTGCAGTTGGGTCCCTCGTCGTCGCCGATGTTCACCGTGTAGCCGAAACCGCCGAACAGATTGCCGGTAATGGTGATGTTGTCGTACGGGGCTCCGACGCTCTGCAGAGCGACCGCATTGGTGTTGCCGCCGGAGATGATGGTGTTGCCGTTCAACACCACGAACTGCGGCCCGCCGTTGTTGGACAGGAAGCCGTCATGGTGGAAGGTTGCCCCGGCCTGGTCGGCGGCGTCGTGGATGTAGCACCCTTCGACCACTACGGGCAGGGATTCACTCGACTGCTCGATCTGGAAGGCGTTACCGAAACCCCAGATGTTGCAGTACCGCGCGGTGACCGAACTGGCCGCCCGGATGTCGATGCCGTACTGGTAGGCGTTGGCCAGTACAACCGGCACCGCCTGCGAATTGAGAGGCTCGATCGTGCAGTACTCAAACAGGATGTTTGTGCTGCCGTACACGCGCACATTCCAGCCGTCGTTCCATGACGAGCGGAACCGGCAGCCTCTGAAAGTGATGTTGCTGGTGGTGTCGCCGTCCACGCCGACGGTCAGACCTTCGAAAGAGATGCCCTCGAAAGTCTGATTGGCGCCTGCCGCCCGGATCGGGTCCGGTCCACTGTAGGCGGTCAGGCCGTCAAAGCTTGGCCACGCCTCATGGCCGGTGGTCGCCTCGTCGGGAAAGCTAACCTCAGCGTCCGCCTGAAACGACACTCTATTGTGGACAAAGATAGGCATGCGCCACCCGCCATCACAGCGTGTAGCGCATGATGCCGTTCGCGCTCCAGACCACGGTGAAAGTTCCGTTCACGACGCTGTTCGATCCGCCGAAGTAGTTGTAGCACCAACCCTGGTCGGCAACCGGCGTGGTGATCGTGTCGTCGTACACGAGGCACCCGAACACTGCGGCCAGGTCTGCGGCCGAACCTGAGGCGGTGTCGGCCGCGTCGAGCATGACCACGTCGGCGGTGCCCACGTCGATGGTCGGCGTGGTGAGCGCCACCCCGCCGGTGGCCCACTGACCGGACTCGCTGACCTCGTTACCCGATGACGTCCACTGGCCGGCGTTGTAGGCACTGTTCGCGGCCGAGACGTCGTTGTCGGGGGTGATGTCGTTGTCGTACAACGCCACCTTGGACGTGTCGGTGTTGAAGTCCATGGCGGTCGTGTTGCCGAGAATGTCGGCCAGGCCTTGACGGAAGACTTTGCTGTTGCTCCAGGCCATTTCAGCCCTCCCCGCGAACTTCTGCCGCCTGCGCGTACGCCCGGCTGCCCAACTCGTCGGCGAGCGAAGATGCCCGCTGCTCGGCCTCGGCCGCTTCTTTCTCGGCCCGTTCCGCCTCGGCCTGGGCCTCGGTCAGCCCCCGATCGGCCTCTTCGAGGTGCGCCTGATACTTGGCCACCTTTTCCTGCTGGCGTTCCACGGCGCCGCGCGCCCGGTCGGCCACATCTCGAAGGTGCACCGCAGCCGCGCGCACCTTCTTCAGTTCACGCTCATCCACGGATGTCCTCCCGGGTTGCCACAGCACACGGTGCGAGTACCGCGCAGTCCTGTCCGTCGTCGCGGGTGGTGACCACGGCCATCACCGGGCGCCCCTCGCCGTCGGTTTGTACAAGCTCTTTACCAACCCAGTCGCCGCGCTCGACAGCCTCAACTTTGCATCGGGTGCCAGCGGGGACCATCGGTGCGGTCAGTCCCTTCAACCCCTTGCAGGGGTGGAAGCGGGTGTGTGGCTGCGCCTCGCGGGTGACCTGGGTCAGTGTGCAGTTCGGGCATTCCCAGCGCTGCTCACGGCTCAGGAGCGGCACCCGGTCGAGTAGTGCGGCCACGGTTCCCCTCCCTATCCGGTGATGGCGCGAATCAGCTTGGCGTTGCCGGTCGCAAGCTTGTCGCGCCGGGTACCGTTGCTGATGAACAGGTCGTAGACACCCGAATGCCATTCGTAGGCGGCCGTGGTCGCCATCGGGATGGTGGCCAGTACCCGCCCGATCTCGGTGTCGATGGTCACCGTGGCCGTGGCGAGCAGCGTGCCGGCGGTCGACCGGCTGCTACGGATCTGCATTTCACCGGTGTAGCCGACCAGATCTCGCACGTTCCCTTCGGCGTCCACGCAGTCGATGGGCAGTTCGAACGTCGAGCGCTGCTCGACTTCGATGTCCCATTCGATCGCGCCCACACCGACCGCCCCTCGGTTCGGGTGACCGGCAGCCGTGGATGGGTTGGCTCACCCTCGGCTGCCGGTCGCTCGTTAGTCGGTGATCCGCTCCAGCACTGCGGCTGCAGCCTCGTGCGTGAGCTGGAAGGCGCGACGCACCCGGAACTTGATCCCGTAGTCGTCGGTGTCGTCCTGCGCCCGCGCCGCGTCGGTCAGCGTCTCCGGCCCGCTGCGGTCGCCACGTGCCAGGTACCGGCGGTTGCAGTAGAAGAGCACGTCGTTGCCGGTCGGCGAGCCGGTGTTGGTCGGGTGCGTCTTCGAGCCGCGCGACCATGCGATCGGCGCGTCAAAGAGGGTGTCGACCGTGGTGTTGCCCGGTGCCCGCGCACCTTCGGTGAAGATCGGGCGGCCCTGGTTGTCGGTGGTGCGCCGGAGCGCGTCCCGCCAGCCCGGGTGGGCGATGACCAGCTCGTCCGCCTGCGACCAGTACTTGCCGCGCTCGACGAGCGCGAACAGGGCCGACAGCTTCTCGTACAGCGACGTGCCGACAGCCGGCGCGGCGATGGAGGTGAGGTCGTCGTCCCACGTCAGGTAGTTGGCGTCAGCCGTGTACGACGTGTCCGTGTTGGTGCTGCGCAGGCGACGGTACATCGACGTAAACGGGACAGTCGTGCCGTTTTCCGCACCAGTTACCGCAAGGCAGGCGTTGTCGAACACATCGGCGTAACTGATTGCCCAGTCGAGCGCCTTGGTTCCGATGACGTCCATGCGCGTGCTGGCGTCGGCCAGATCGTCTTCGTCGATCTTCACGCGGGCGATGAAGCGCCGCGCGGTTAGCGTAATCTCGTCGTTGGTCGAGGCGTCATCCGTGTAGGTCGTGCCGGCGGCAACGGTCACGCCGGCTGAACGTGGGATCGACTTGGTCTTGCTGCCCATGATGTAGCGCTGGGCGCGACCTTCGATGACCGATTCGCGCAACACACGCTGTACGACTTGATCATCGTACTCAATCGGGATCCAGTCATCGATGGTGATCGCTGCCCCACCAGAGGCGTGCCAGATGGCCTTGCCGCTGGAATCGAAGCCGATGATCTTGGGTAGTTGCACGCCACCGTAGGCGTGGTCGTCGGTAACTTCCCAGACGATGTGGGGCGAGGTAGTGCGCGTCACTGAGAGACTCCCTTCGCTCGCGCACATCGATTAAGGATGCTCATCGCGAGCGAAAGTGGGGTACGGCGACTAGCCCGTCACGGGATGCGACCCAACTTGATCAGCAGAGTACAACACATTTTCCGAAATGCACACAACCGAACGCCCCACCAAACGTTTGGGTCGGTGGGGCGTTCATTGTTTCACGTGAAACGTAGGTTACGCGTCGGGGGTGACTTCCTCCGGCGTACCGAACGCCACATTTACCCGCTCGGCGAGGCCGGCGACCACGACGAGCGTGTCAGTGCCGGTAAACGTGTGCCCGCCAGCGGTTGCGGTCACGGTCACCTCGCACGACCCGAGCGTGCCGGTCGCGGCGAACTCGGCAGTACCGTCGCCATTGTCGGTCATAGAGATGATGGCCGGGTCACTGACCGCCCATGTGGCGGACGCGTCTGCCGGCGTGCCGGTCGGGTTGCCCACCTCGTCGGTGTATTCGACGCTGGCGGATACCTTCTGGTCGGCTGCGAGATCCATGCGGACTCCCTTTTCGGTGTTGGCGGGGGTCGGCACAGGGACGCCCCGGACCACTCGATCTTCCTCTGTGGTGTTGCGCGGCGCCCCGTAGTGCCGGATGGGGTGGTACCGCACGAGGCCGGGCACGCGCAATTCGATGGAGGCGATCACATCACCAAAGTTGATCTCCACCGCGCACCCTCCAAGGTCACAACGGTCGCACCATACCCCGACTCCCCCGTTTGGGGGAAGTGCTACACGTCAGGGTCACCTGATGCTGCCTCGTCGCCTTCGTCAACCGGCTCGATCGGCGGTTCCGGTGGTAGCGGGATGCCCACGTCAGCGGCCCCGATCGATTTGACGGCTCAGCTTGTCGGCCCATCCCAGCTTGCGCGGCGGCGGCCGGTCCTTGTTGCCGCCGTCGATGGCGCGCGCCCCTGCCGGCTCGCGGCGGCGGTTCACGTTGCGATCGGCGTTGGTTGGCCGGAACCATGACGGGAACTCGTCCTTGATCGCGGCCACCTGCTCTTCGAGGCCATCGATGGACAGTTCACCTTCGTTCATGTTGATGTCGACCTGCTCGGGGTCGATCAACTTCAGCGCCAAATTGATGTCGTTTCCCGACCATCCGGCGGTGCGAAGTGCGCTCTCTGCCGCCAGTAGCGTGGTGGCGTCCTTGTATTTGGCCTCGGCTCGGCTGGCGCCTCGCTGTTCGGCGCGTAGCTTGTCGCGTTCATACTGCGCCTTGGTGATGGTGCCCTTCGCCTTGGTGTCGGCCGCCGGCTCGTCGCGCACTTCAGTCTCGTAACCGTCGCCGTCATCGTCGCTCCGCTGACCGGTTTCGGGGTCGAGCCCTCGACTGCGCAGAAAGTCTTCCAGGCTGGACGTGTCGGTGATGCCGAGCTTGTCCATCACCTTGCCGACCTTGCGCCGGTTCATGGCCTCCCGATTGGCCCGCTGTAGCGCAGTTTCCATGGCTTCGAACGTGGCCCTGTCAGGGGGTGTCCATTCAACTGCGTCTTCGTTGCCCTCGTCTTCGCGCCACCGGCGCCGCCGGTCGCGCGGATCGTCGTCTTCGTCCTCGTCGGTGTCGTCGTCTTCGTCGTCGAAGTCGGGGTCGTCGCCGTCGTCGTCGCCAACGATGAAGTCGATGCCGCTGCCGCCCCGTCCGCCTGCCGCGCGGAAGATCGGGCCGTGGGAGGTGTGCCCGATGACGGGCGAGTACGGGGGATCAACCAGGGCCAGCCCTGGCTTGGTGTTGGTCATCGCGACCTGCTCTCACTTTTAGGTGCCCGTCGCGGGCTTCAGGCGTCGCGCCTGTCCGGCAGTGTACGCAGGTTCGTCAGGTACGTGAACTATCCCCGGCGGAAGCGCTTGCGCGCCACGGCCTTCCGGGCTCGGGCAGGCAGTAGCAGCGCCTCGCCCACCTCAAGCAGCCGGTCGGCCGCGCGTACCCGGGCCGGCTCGCTGCCGGCGGCCCGGCCCGAGGCGATCGCGAGCTGTGCGGCCCGGCGCAGAATTGTCGGCCGGTCGGTGCGCTTGAGGCTGTGGACCGGGCCGGCGTAGGGCTCGGCTTTGCAGCGGCAGAAACTGTGAGCCGGCGGGCTCCAGAGCGGCACCTTCGGTCGCGCGGACTCGTCGGCGACGTCGACCACCGGACGGAATGGCTCGCCGGGCACGGCGATCGAGCCGGCCAGGGACATGCACAGAATGCAGGCACCCGCCTCCGGTACCCAGATAGAGGCGACGTCGGCACCCTGACTGGCGGCCTTGTCGATGGCGCGGTTCACGCCTTCATTGTGCGCCCGGTGCACGATCCAGCTACTGGCCCGGTCGAGCCGGTTGGCGGCCTTGCGGGCGGCGGTGGCCATGGCCACCATGTCGTTGTAGGTCTCCAGCTTGCCGTGGCGGGCGAGCCGGGCGGCGTCGGCCAGGTCGGCACGCAGCCCGGCGGTGAGGTCTTTGAGTGCCCAGCGCACATCGAGCGGGGTGACCGGCGACACGGTGACGTCGAGCCCGGTCGAGTCAGCCCCGGCGGTAATGGCTCGGCGGGCGGCGTCGCGCAGGTACTGGCGAATCCGACCGTATTCGGTCTCCTCCCGGATCCGGTCGAGCGCAGCCGCGAACTGCCGGCGGATGGTGTCGGCGGCCTGCGGGTCGAGCGGGGTGCGGGTGTCGCCGGCCACGGCGGTGTAGACCAGGGTGACGGCCTTATGCACGTTGTCGAGGACGGCGCGAAGGTCCGGCGCCGCCTGGTGCCGGACCCTGTCCTCATACGCGCGTAGCTCGGCCTCGTTCACGTCAGCGCCAGGCACCTCGCTGCGCACGGGCGTCGATCAGGTATTTGGCCAGCCACTGCCGCCGCTCGTCGATGGAGAGGCCATCAGGGATTTGTAGCCCGTTCAGTGCGTTCCTGGTGCGGCTGGACGCCAGCACCGTGGGGTCGCCAGCGAACTTGCGGGCCAGCCTCGCCAGCTCGGTTGCGTTGAGATCGTTCAGGATGGTGCGGATCTCAGCCTCGGTCTTCAGGCGCGACACCTGGTCGGCGAGGTCTTCGAAGTCGCTCGACGCCGGCTTGGCCGGTAGTCCGGACGGCCGTCCCGTCGGCGCCTTCGCGGCTTCAA